AGCTTATTCCGGGCATCGTTTATCCTATTAATACCGGCTTTAACCCGCCTTACAGCGTCGTCCTTAAGAGATCTTTTTTTATTAAGGGCCAAGGTAAGGTTTAATTTTTCCCTTGCCAAATCAAGCCAGGAATAGCGTTTCAGTTCATTCTTATTTAATTGGATTTTAATCAGTAACGCCCTAACGCTATTTCTTTTATTGGATAGGTTATTTCTCCTATTTTGTAAGGTTTCCAATATGACCAAATATTCATCGGCCTTATTTATCCAATCAAATTCTTTTTCTTCTTTCTTTTTTTCTGTTAATTCGTCTTCAGAAACAGTTAATTTGCTTCTTTTTCTTTTGACTTGTAATCCAATTTCTGTTTCGCTATTTTGCATTTTTTCAAGGTTGGCAATTTTGTTGATATACAGGGCCACTTTGCCGGATGTTTCAGAGAGAAGAAAAGGCGAATCCGGTTGCCGGTGAACATTGACATCCTTAATATTTAAAACTTTCTGGATATCTTCCGGCACTCCTTGCCCAAATGCTTTGTATAAATCCCCTTTGTCAAGCTGATATGTATTTGTTGATTTGGTTCTTTGCCGGATTACTTTATGCCCGTTAATTCCAATTTCAACAGAAGTGGGTTCTTTTCCCGACCACCAGGAAACAAATTCATCGCCGCTGGGCTTATTATTTATCACCCAATCCAAGGCTTTTATTACTGCTGATTTGCCGCAATCAGAATCACCAATAACAGCATTGACTCCGGGAGAAAATTTAATGGTGGTGTCTTTGTGGGATAGGAAATTTTTTATTTTTACATATTCAATTGGCATTGGTATCTCCGGAAAATGTTTTTATTTTTATTATAAAGCATGATCAAATTTTATTATCCTCTCTCTCCTCTAATTTCTTTATGTATGGGATAGCCTTATCAAGACATTCTCTTTTTGTCTGGGCTTCAAATGTTTCTGAATGTCTTTTATCACCAATCCCAATCCATACTTCTAATTCCCAATAATCCTTGCCGCCCGTAAACCCTTGCCATTCCGTTGTGTGGGAAAGCTCGAAATCAAGCCTTTCTGTATCGGTAATTTCGAGTTCTTTTACTCTATTCCGCCGTAATCCACCGAGGATTTCTACCAAATCTTCGCCAATGATATTAATTTGATAATTAATATTGATTTCATCTATATCACCAATATCCAATACCAAATTATCTTCCGTCCAATTGATAATATGAAGGTTATTAAATATTTCAATAACACGCTTTTCGGCTTGCATGAAAACAATGTTCTTTATTCTTATGGCTATTTGTTTGATAATTTCTTTTCTTTCTTCCTTGGTAATTGATATTTTGTTAACTGTTTTTATTTTATTAAACATTTTCTTCCTCCTTTCCTGAAATTATCCTTTTTTATTATAAAGCATAATCAAATTTTTTTATCTTGTTTCCGGCCTACCTGGGGAGTTTCGTTTTCTATTTTCATCTTTTCATCTTTGATTAATTTGCTAACACCTTTGACTAATTCGTTAATACTGCGCCAATCAATTTTATTTGTATCTATTTCGACAATTTTAGATGTTTTTTTATTTTCTGTTGGCCAATCTGGTCCAATCATATTGCTCCTTTCCTGAAAAAATTTTTAATCCGGTCAATCGCAATTAGTATAGGATTTTGGAATTGTTGTTTAAGAATAGGTAATTTAGATAGTAAAAATTCACCTGGATCGGCATTTACCCGCAATTGGATTCCTTCCAAAAGAGTCAACATAAAAGCTTCTAAATCTGGTCGTAATTCATTATTAGAGATATTTATGGTCACTTCTTTTTCTGATTCTATAGCCTTGATTTTGGCTTCAATAAAATGAAATTCTGCTCTGGCTAATTTCTTTTTTAAAGACAAAATCTTTTTTCTACGTATAAAATAATTTATAATTTTCATAAAACTCCTTTATCATGCAATAATCTTAAAAGAGCATCAAATTCGGTGAGATCTTTTTTGGCTTGGATGCTTAGGATTGTCCGTTTTGTTTCTTTTAACCGGATTAAATCCATTAATTCTCGCTCCCGTTTTCGAGTATTTCTTTTTATTATTGCTGGCAATTTATTCTCCCTTGAAATATTGCTGGCGTCTCCAATAAGCAATCAATACAGCGGCACATCTATCTGTCTTGATTCCACCCCTTGGCCCCACGAAATGATGCTTATATTCAGGAAATAATTGACAAGCGGCGGCGAGATGAGCCTTGTTGCTGTCTCCGGCAAATTGTTTTTTTACGACCATGCCCTTCATCCAGGTTTGTGGCGGTGGGTTGAGGTAAGAAAGACCGGCATATGCAAGAGCCATTTTCCACATGCCGTAATTTTCTCCAAAGGTGAACATAGACGTGACACCTTGTCCCGGCATGGCATGAACCCTTTCAAGAGCGGCAAAGATTTTGAACTTATCATTATTCCACCACAAACAATAATCTTTTATAACATCAGAACAGAATAATTCGTTGCCCGGCCAATCTTTGACATCAAGCACCTCCAGATTTTTATCAATAGCAGCTACGGCTCCGCCTTTGCCCGGATCTATGCCGACAAAGATGGGTTCTTTTTTGGGTTTAAGGGAAAGGTTTGATATTGCCGGATCACCGGTCAATGTCCTTTGTCGTTGTCTTCTCATATGGGTTCCTTTTTATTACTAAGGGGACATATCTTTTCAAAACAATTGCCTTCTGTATGACAAATATTTAATGGATGTTTGCAATATTTCAAAACTGGTTCGTATTCTTTGAAATCAGGATCAATGGTTTCATCCTCTTCCCAAACGGCGGTGAGATATCTACAATTCTTGCCAAACCAGTTTTTCATGATTAATATTCTTTTTGTAAAACATAATCAATTTCGGGAGGATCAACATCAAAATCCGGGCCGTCATTTTCTGCTTCCGGAGCGGCCAGTGCTTTTTTGAGTTGATTATATGTCTCTATACTTCTTCCTCGTCCGTGTTCACATTTCCAAACAAACCGTTCTGCCGCCTGGATTAATAATTGTTTATTTGCCATGATTAATATTTCCTTTTTCTGTCGGAAAGTTTAACAGATTCTTCGATGCGATTCCAGGTTTCCCCGCATAATTTCTTGATATCATTTTCGGCATTATCTCTTTCGATTATTTTGACAAGATCTTTTTTGTAAAATGTTTCCCCACCAGCCTTAATATCATTAAATCCGATAGGAGTAATACGGCTCCCACCTTTTTTCCAAGCTTTGGAAGCACAAAGATAATCAATCATAGAACCGATATCGTCAATTCCATAATCGGGAAAAACATCAAATTTGATATCTCTTAGTTTTCCAATTAATTTATTTTTAGTGATTTCTGCCGATACGCTATTTCCAATTTTAAGACCATATTTTGGATTTTTAATCTGATTTGTTTTATTTAACCAAACTTGGTGGGTGGAGTAAAAAAACGGAGCATTGCCGCCAGACGTAGTTGTTTGCTTTCCAAATGTCACACCTATTTTTTGCCGGATTTGTTGAACGATAAATAAGGCCGAATTTGTTTTTTTTATCGCTCCATTTATCATCCGTAATGCCTGCCCGAGTATTTTAGCCTTTTCAGTATTGTATGATCCGGATAGAGCTTTAATGGCGGCGATATCTCCTTTTGCCATCAGGATTGCTTTTTTATATTCTTTTTCGAGTTCTTCGTCCGTCGTCAATGCATCCAAAGAATCCAGAACATAAATAAAGGGTTTTTTCTCCTGGCATTTAGACAGGATATTCAACCTGAAATCTTGTATTGTGTTGGAATAGATTGGTTCATTATCGTCGTCGTATCCACCCGGGGCAGTTAATCTCCCAACAAGGCATTTGAATAAGTAGTCCATATCAAATGCAAGGGATTCTTCTCCGTCATCATAATAAAATTTATAATCGTCAAAACGACTGTTAATGGCCATTTCAGCCATCGCGGTCAGCATGAGAATGGTTTTGCCAGAAGACGAAGAACCCGGCATGGTAACAATTTTTCCAAGCCCATAGGCAGCAAAAGGATTAT